TCTATGGCTTGGCGAAATAAGCATAGACGTTAAGTCTACGTTTTATCCGACAGGCCAGCTTCTATTTAAATCGCTTGAAGCATTTAAGTCACGCGCTGCTGTGCTTGTGACAAAGACAGATGATGAAAATGTGATGGACGTTGCTGGCTGCATATCGCGCAAAGCATTTGTCGAAAAAGCAGTGCAAACTGACTTAGGCAGGGGCAAATGCTTTGTTATGCCGCAAGATCAGCTATGGGGCGTTGATGAGCTTTGGCGGTCATATAAGTGCGAGCAGCTTTGCCCGTAGTAACATTATGATATTTATAGTATATTCCGGCTGTGGCCAACAGCATAAACGTCGGTCGTGCTGGCGAGTTTCTCGTCGCAGCCGAGCTGGAGCAGCGCGGGATACGCTGCCATCGGGTAGACATGCAGGACGATGACCTATGGGTTAAGTCGGCCAGCGGTGAGCTATTGACCATGCAAGTGAAGGCGACAATCGAGCCGCGCAAAGAGCGTTACCGCGAGGCGCACTACATGTTCACACGCGCAAACGGCGATGCGCAGATATTTGCGTATGTCGCTTTGGATATACGTTTGTTTATACTGCGCGACGCGCCAAGCGGCAAAACGGTACGCATAAAGCCCGCCGATTTTACGCGGCAGGCTATGGATGACAGCATTAAGGCGATGCTAGGTTAGACCATCAGCTCAAAATGCGGGGCGTCGATAAAAGGCCTTCTGCCTTGCCCGCGCCTAGTGTCGATGTAGTCGTTCATGGCGTCTTCCATCGTGCCATCCCATTGTGCTATATTTGCAACAGTCCACGCGGCACCCCACCTGATTGGCACATCTACCTCACGCGCAGATTCTGCCATCGCGTCGGCTATATCGTCATATAGATTAAGCTCCCACGATCCACGCGGGCCAACATAGGCCATAAGATCGACGGCAAGCCCGTCTATGTGCTTCGACTTCATCGTCTGCGATGCGCCACTTTTCACAAGCTCGCGCTGCTCATCAATGGTGCGAAGCCCGCAGATGACGCCGAAGTCGATCTTGGTTCTGTGGATTGCGCTGGTGACAACAGCCGCCATGCGCTCGTCCACGCCTGACAGCTTATCGCGGCTGCGTGCTGATAGTTTAAATGTCATTTCTTCAACCCTTTCATTGTGCGGATGCCAAAGCTGGCGGCGATGGACGCATACATGCCCCACTGCACCCAGAGCGGCGTTGTCTCAAGATTGGCGAAACCCTCTGCCATTACGTCCTGCATAGACGGCACGAAATTCATGCACAATATGGCTACGAAAACGATTGTCCACAGCTCATCCTTCCAACTGTCTTTGCTGGCCTCGATAGCTGATTGCTCCCAATCCATCTCGCCTGTGGCCTGCTTCAGCTTGATTTCGGCATTCGCCTTCTGGATTGCCGTTTTGCCGTCGAGGTAGCTTGTCGCCAGCCCGCCGATTGCGCCTATAATCTGGCCAATCATTTCTCAGACCCCAGCCACACGGCAAACGCGCCAGTCATGGCACCGGCAACAACGCTGATAAGCGCGCTCTGCTGCGTGCTAAGATCAGGCTGCGTCAGCGCCCACTCGATACAGCGTATATACATCAGAGTCATCACCAGCATCATCAGACGCGGCATGATCTTATATTCCAACAGCTTTTCCATTTTACACCTCTATGTTGATGTTTGTGCCTTGCGGCCTGTCAGCATTGGTCTTGGTGCCGAACTTATCATAACCCTTGCCCAGATCCAACTTCTGCTCCCTAAGAGCATCTAAGTGCGTGTGGTTGGCCCTATGCTCTTTGGCTACCCTCTGCTCCACCAGATGCGCTTCTATGCGCTCACGCGCCTGCGTTTGCTGGTGTATGTCCGACTGCACGTTAAACGGTGCGCTGCCTATGCCTGACACGCCGTCAGCCATCAGCGCCGCACCGCGATCCAGACAAACCCAAACAGCGCGCCAACGCAGATCAGGAACAGGAATATGCCCGCCGCCCACGCGATGATGGTTTCCTTGCGCTCAATGCGCTTATACATCGCGTCCTTCTGCTTCTGGCGTATTTCGTTTTCCATGCGGATCAGCTCCTGCCACGCTGACGGGCCAAGAGTTTCGCTAATCATCTTGCGCAGCTCGTCGCGCATATTCTCGCGCTGCTTTTTCTGCACAAACAGATCCATCGCCTGCTGCTCTACGCTGCCAAAACTCTGATACCATTTTGGGTTTTCTACGCGCTTCGCTGCAAAGTCGAAGTCGCTGATCGCCTTAGACCAGCGCCCCAGATCGCCCGCCATGCCTTCCAGATCCCGCCCGATCTGACAGCCCTTGCGTATTGCGTTGAACGCTGTGGACGCTGCCATGATTGCTGTGGCGGGGTCTATCATGGCTCATCTTTCCATCAGGCGATCTATTTTTTCTTCAATGCGGTCAAAGCGCGCCACGATCTGCGCCATGACCGCCGTGCTGTCTGCCTTGGTGACGTAATCCTTGGCCATTTCTTCGCGTGTCTTGTTCAGCAGAATATTGAGGCGCTGCATCTCATCCACAGCGCTTTTCAATACCCAGCCGATCAGGCCCAATCCGGCAGTAAGAGCCGCCGTCCAAAGCATGTCAGCATCCATCAGTATGACCCATCCCAGACACGGAGCTTGGAAAACTCGCCTGACATCATTTTCTTCTTTACGACTTCCTTAGCCGCTTCTGTGTCAGACCATGACACACCGGCTTCCTTGAGCCATGCGCCAAGCACAGCGCCGTCTACGAAGCCGACAAGCCGGTTTTCGCCTGACATGCCTATGCCCGCGTCTTTGGCTACCTGCGCGTCTCTCAGAGACTGGCTGACGTCATGGCGCTGCTTGATGACCATGTGGTCATGCTCAAAGTCGATTTTTTCTGAAACCTTCGCCATGTCTTATTTCTTCTTGGCGCGTTTCGTTGGTGCGGGTGCAGGCGCTGGGGCTACATCGCCAGTGACGATCAGTGCGTCTGGGCGAACGCGCATAAGCGTTTCAACCTCTGCGGTTGGCAGCTCGGCGTTATCGCCTTTTACCAGCTTGCCGATTGACGTGTGAACCTTGTGGCCTACAACTGTAACTTTTTTCATGTCGATCCCTCGTTAAGCAGAGGGGGCGTGAAGCCGCCCCCTCTTGTAGTATATTACGATGTGGTGTTGTCGTAAATCGCGCCAGATGCTTTCTCGTTTTTCGAGCAAAGCGCCAGCTCAGTTGTCACCTGACGTGTGGTGTTGTCACCATTTTTGGCCAAGGCAACATTCTTGGTTCCACGCAATACTGCGCATTCCCACATGTTGTCTTGCAAAATGAACACGTCACGGCTGCGGTTTTCGCGTGATGGCATGAACTGCACTGTACCCCAAGGAGTCACATAGACTGCAAGTGATTTTACAACAGTCTCGTCACCGGCTTGTACCGCTGAGCGCTGATTGTTGTTACCAGTGAAGCCCAATGCAACATTCATCTGGAAGGCTGACAGGTAGCAAGTATCTGGCTTGCCGCCTTCTTCCCAGATTGACTGCATTACATCGTCAAACTTAGCCTGCGTAAATGCTGTTGGCGCGCCACTATCTGTACGCGCGTTTGAGCCGTCGCCGGTTGGGTTTGCACCAGAACTTGCTGACACAAAGTTTACGTTTGTAATCAACCATGATGGTACACCACCAGTTTTACGCGCAGCAGTATTGGAGCCTACTACGTTTCCTTGGTTGGCAAACAGAGCTTTTTCAATGTCCAGTTTTTGCTCTTTAGCAATGAGCAATGTCTGATAGGCCATTTCCTTCGCACGACCGGCATTGTCTACCGCTTCGTCCGTATCAGAAATAACCACAGCATTCTTAAATATCTGTGTGCGTGCGCCAAGGCGTACAGTTGGAGTGACCGCATCGGCAGCTGTTGCGTCACCTTCAATGTGAGCGTTTACCGCAGATGCGCGCAACGCCTGTGTTTGCCACTCAACCAGAGTGTTCTTGGCTTTTGTTTTAGCAGACTTGCTGTAAAACGGGGTTTCAGATGGGTCTACGTTGTAGATTACATCTGCTAAATCTTCACGGATTCCTACGGAATCATATGTGTCGAATGTGTTGGCCGGTTGTGCCATTATCGTTTCCTTTCAAGGAGTTAGCTTTTTAACATCAAGCTCAATGCGTCATCGATTGAGCCTGTCTTCTGCAAGCGCTGATGCGCTTTTTTACGGGTAGCAGCCTGTCCATCTGGGCGTTTCTTTGCACCAGCTTTGACAACGGGTCGAACGCCATCAGCTTTTGACTGAGACTTCTTTTTGTTGGCAATTAGTTGGCGATATTTACGTGCGTCGTTTAACGCCCGCACATATCTCGCATCAGTGACGCCAGCCATTTCCTCTGGCGTGAAGCCATAGTGAACGCCTGTGTCAATGATCCCCGCCTTCAGCTTTTCGCCTTTTTCGGGGTCTACGATTTCGGGGATATATTGCTTCAACACTTCCGCTTGCTGCGCAAGATGGGCCTGTCTGGCCGCTTGCTGTTGCTGCGCTTGCTGTTGCTGCATTCCCCGCAGCTGTACTAATTGCTGGTCGTGCGCGGCCTTTGCCTCGTCATATGTGAGCTTCGCTTCCATGTATCCGATTGGATCTTGGTCAAAAAGCTCTTTCGACGGTGGGGTTGGGGCTTGCAGACCACCTTGCTGGGCTTGTTGATACATAGCCAAGACTTGTTGCTGCTGTTGGGCCAATGCTTGAGCCTGCTGCTTGTATTGCTTTTCCAAGGCAGCATTTTCTTGCATTTTTTGATTGATGTAACCCTGACCCGCAGCAGATTGCTTTAACTGATCCAGTGTCCAACGCTCTTCTTTGCCGTTTACTGTAACGGGGATGAGGTTAGTGTCTTCAGCCGCCTCTACTAGGTCTTCGTCATCAATTTGGTCATCTTCGACATATTCTGCGTCTTCTATGTCTTCGCCGGATGCCTCGACGTCATCATCGCTCTCCGCAACATCTTCAACTGCTTCGCTCTCAACGTCTTGAGTTGGCGTTTCAGCTGCTTCCACTGCTTCGCTTTGATTTTCTTCACTTGGCTCTGGGGCCAACATTGCCTCTACGGCATTTTCTAGGCTAGTCGCTTCCACGGTGCTAGTTCCTTTGTTTGCGATCTAAAATGACCTCTGCTGCAATCGCAGCGTCGAGTGCGTCACCGATCTTGTTTAACGCACGCAGTATCGCGTGCGCTTCCTCGCGCATCTCTATGTCAGAGGCTGCGCTGTTGGCGAAGATACGCATTTGCTCTTCACGAACATCGTCCACAAACGTCTGAAACGCTGTGTCATTCTTTAGCCGCTTTGCGTCATCGGCTTGTATGCGGATGTCGGCGCTCACTGCTGCACGCCCTGCGCCATGCCGCCGATCATGCGAACTTTATCCTGCTCTGCCTTGATACGAGCCGTGTCCACTGCGGTTCCGTATTGGCCATATATCTTAGCGGCATCCACCATCAGATCCTGAGCCATCTGGTCGCGTTTCAGGTCATCATCTGCGGCTGCTTTTTGCGCATCTAGCTGCAATTTCATCATGTCAGACTGCATCTTGCCCTGCGCTTTCATTTGCTCAGCCTGCAAGAATGCGGCGTTTGGATCTTGCGCCTGACCCTGCTGCGCCATCATGGCCTGCTGTTGCTGCTGCATCTGTAGCATCTGCATTTCGATTTCCGGCGTAATCGGCGCGAAATAACGGTCGGCATTGCGCACGCCTGACAGCGCCAGACTGTCTGCCAGCGTGTTGCGGATATTGGTCAAGCTCACCAAGCCGTTCATTGGGCCATATTGCTGGTAAACCATCTGCTGCATCTGCAACGCCTGTTGCAACGCCATCTGCTTTTCTTCTTCGCGGCCTGTGCCAAGCCCGACGTTGATGCTGATGTCCATAGACGTATCCCAGACGCGTGGGTCGACGGGGATAAACTGCCCGTTCATCCGCATCATCTTTTCCTCGTCCATATTCTTATTCATCAGGCGCAGCATGACGCCAAACAAGTCACGCAGGCCGTCAGCCAAGTTACGCACCATCACCTCTGTCTGGCCCGCAGCAGCCTGCACAGACGCTTGAACGGCTGCTTTTGTGGTAGACTGCAATGCGTCAGGATTAAGCCCCACAGAGGCGCTTGTAACGCCTGTCTTCTGCTCTGTGAGCTGATCCATATATGCCAGCGCGGATAGCGTCTGTCCGGCAACAAATGGCACGCTCAGATCCTGCACAGATCCGGCTTGGCGCATCCGCACAAGTGACCCGATTTCGTTGTTCAGCACATCGTCAATATTTACTGCGCCGTCTACAATCCCAATGCGGGGATTGTTGGTCATCGCCACGTTGTCCAAGATGCCACGCAGAATAGACGTCGCTGCGTCTTGATCGTTTTCCACCAGCTCAGAAAGGCTGTGGCCGTACCAGCTATGTGGCTCTGGGTCTATTTCAAACTTGGCAAACGGGATCTCGTCGCACGGCATGAAGTCTAGCAGCTCGTATGATGTGCCGCCGCACAGAAACTTGTACAGCACCGGCACGCCTGTTCCGTCCACGTCCATACGCATGTAAGCTTCTGTGATGCCAACCAGCTTCATGGCTGGATCTAGCTCGTCTTCATCCGACAAGTCTTCCTCGTAGCCTTGGCGCTCAAGCACCTCTGCGCCGGTCATGTCGTTTGTGCCGTCAAACGGCGTCAGGTTAGATATGACGTCAAAGTCAAAGCCCATCTCAACCAGATCGCCAACGCGCATGTCTGTGCGGTGGGCCACGACATATGCGTCATCAAATGAGCGGCAGTCGCGGTTTACGAAAAACTCTTCCGGCGGCACGCTTTCCATGCGCAGCTCGCCCTTCATTTCTGTGCGGCTAATCTTGACCGAATGAATAGGAAGCTCAATCTGCATGCCCATCTGATCCATTTCGATGGACATTTCCATCGTATGCTCAATCACTTCCACGTCATCTTCTTGGATCAGAAACGTGTATTCGTCATCAGACAAGTCGGTGTAGGTGTATATCTCGGCCACGGGGTAGTCGTGCCAATACGCCTTCACGATGCCCTGCTTCTTGACCATAGCGTCTTGGAAGGCGTCGTTCAGCACGCGGTATCCGTTGAGGCGCGTAAACTCATGCTGGATGTAGCTGGTGGCCTGTTCTGCCAACGCAACGTCTTCTGGGCCTTTCGGGATAAACTCAACCGGCCTCGCGGTTGACATGAAGA